GCATAAAGTGGAATGCCAGCCTCTCGCATCTTCATAAAGAACTGGATGTCCTCACCAATAAATGTATCTTTTGAAGCATTAGCTTCATCCATCGATTCAATGAAGAATGAAATGTCACCATGGAATTCACGCATCTTGTCAGCCACTGACCGATGCATAAGTAAGAATCCAAACCCAGCGTAATCAACCTTTAACAACTGGTTGAATGGCAAAGGGTGAACATAAGACATCAGATACTTGTCATCATCATGCGCCATAAATAATGCAGGGTATGGCTGCATGATTGAAGACTCCATTTGCTTAGAGATAAAGTAAGTTCCGCTAACAATAGGGCGTTCAACTGGATGAGCCGACTGCCATACTAATTGCAAAGCTTCGTTCGTAAGAACGATGTCGCTATCTACCCACAACAACCAATCAAAGTTAGTCTTCTGATGCCAGGTATCAAATGCAGTCTGTCGCTGCCTGCCTATCTGATTACCTTGCACACGTTGTGCGCTAGTAATAGGAAGACCCGCAGTTAACAGCGTGTAAACCACGCCCTCCATGAACTTGCCATCAACTGTTCCATTGTCACACCAACAAACCATTACCTGATTGTTGGGTTCGCTGTTAACAGCTCGCTCCTTTACCTGCTTAGCAGGGTTGCCTGACTTACCCACTATGACTTCCTCCCCATCCTCCGCCTTTGAAATGAATTGCTGGAGGTGTATACACTTTAGTTAATGTTGTGTTGCAGGTTTTGCATTTAGGAAATGGGTCATCCGTAATTATCAGCTCGACTACTGTGTCACAAAAGTTACACTTAAAATCAAACGTTGGCATTACTTCTTCTTCTTCTTTGCTACTGCTGCATTATCAATAAGGTTTGGATATGGACGACCAGCAGCTTTGGCACGAGCACGTGCCTGAGCTTTCTGTTCTGGTGTTAATGGGGTTGACTTCTTCTTAGGGTTCTCTGTTTTCCAGAATGGTTTCTTCTTCATTAGTATGGCGTTGCCCCTCCGAGATACTCAGTTATATCTCTTAGTCCCTTGTTAATAATCTGCTCCACTCTTTGCGGAGAGATGTCCCACTCTTTTGCAATCTCAGCAAGAGGTGCATCGGTTGCGTATTTAGTTTTTAATATTGAATGTGTGCGTAGGTCAAGCTTCTTCATAGCCCTATCTACATCAGCAAGCATAGCCAATAGGTTGTTACCTTCACTAGCCTGACGCTTAGCTTTAACGCCATGAATATCTGGGTCCATTACTTGGTTGGATAAGTGAGCATCATCAGAGCCAAGCACCTTAATAAGAGTTTCAATCATAGCCAAGCGATAGAAGTATTCATCACCCAACTCATAGCCAAGAGCACGAGCTTTCTCTTTGCGAGCGTATCGCTCACCTGCTCTACGAATGAATGTGCTAAACGCTTTGTATCCCTGCTTACGTTCTATCTCATCTTCTCTAATAAGGTATTCAGATACCTTATCCTTACGCTTCCAGGCATACTCATTCATTGCTTGCTTAACATCTTCAAGCTCAACAAATCTGTGATATCTCTTTGATATACCCCAAGCAATTGTGCTTGTCATCTCATTAATCACATCCCAAATCTCATGGTCTTTATTTAATTCAGTCACGCGACTTCACCAAATATTCAACAGACTTAAGCATTAAAGATATGTCATCACCAAGTAAACCTAGAGCACGATTATGATTAGAACATAGCAAGCCACGCACCTTGCCAGTTGCATGGTCGTGGTCTATGTCAAGAGCTCGTTTACCTTCTGGCTTCTTGCCACAAATGTAGCAGCCACCATTCTGGTCTTCAAGCATTTGTTCATAATCTTCCACAGTAATTCCATACATACGGATGCGGGAGATACGTTGCTCTTCGTAGGTTTTATTTCTGTTTCTCGGCATACTTAGCCCATACCCCACGCTGAACCATTAATGCAATGATGGCATAGTTAGCCATGTCAACAAATGAATCTTCTAAAGATTCATTGTTCGGCTTTATGTTTTTGTATATCAGATTCTTCAAGCGTTCAAGCTTGTCTGACATACGCACCATCAGCCCATTGGTTGCGCCACCTGGCGCATGCCAGATGTTGTATGGACCATAGTCAATTTGTTTCTTAACCAGGATGGCTAAGAGTTCGTCGTATATTTTTTGTGCATCCTCTTCGAATTGCAGGATGGTTGTGTCTTCAGACAACGGAGCCCCTTCTATTCATCCAGTGCATTAATCAACTTAGTTAATGCTTGAGCTCCTTGGTCAACAATTATACTATTAACATCTGAATCAGGGGGTAGCGACACGCGGACGGCTTGAGGTATTGCATCAGATAATCTACGAGCCAAGTCCTGCCCTGGGTTAGACCCATCCTCTTTAATATCATTATCGGTTGCTATAACAACGCGCCCAATTCCGTCAAAACAACGGCTAAAATGAGGCTTCCAAGCATTAACGCCAGCCACAGCGACAGCAGGATGACCAGCAAGGGTAGCAGATATCGCATCTATTTCTCCTTCAACAATTAGAACTTCATGAACAGCATGAAGAATAGCACTAACATTGTATAGGTGGTGCTTCTGACCAGTAGGAATCATATACTTAGGGTCGCCGTTATCAATACGGCGGAACTTAAAACCAACCACACCAGCCTCGGTTATGTATGGTATGGATAGGTGGTGCTTCAATCTCTCTTCATGTCCAGGCGCTGGGTCAACAACATAACCGAGCTTAAATCTTTCAGCGCCATCTAGTATCCCACGCTTCTCAAGGTATGCCTCAGCTGGTGAACCAGCAAGGTTTGCATGGTATGTGTTGGCTGCCTTAGTCCAAAGGTCAATGAGTTTTTGATTGGGTTTCATTTCTTTTCCTGCCTATGCACTACGAATGGAGGAGCAGTATACACATCATTCTTCGCTGCAATCTGCAGCGCTTTCTTCCAGTTTGCACCAGATGCGATAGCACCTATGGCATAGGATGACCCTGAACCTAAACCATAGATGCCATCATCGCGCAAGAAGACTGAGTATGTATCATCTACTTCATAGATGGTTCCATTCACAGCCATTAAAAAAAGAAATTCATATTCATCTGTCTTCTCATCATGAACAAATCCATTATCTCTCAAGCAATCACGCATGCTTGGGATTACAGTTGTAATCATGAAATGGTAAACATCTTTGGTGTTAGTTGGTATAGCTGGTGGTTTCCATATGTGTTGGATTATGTCGCATGGTTGGGTCGTCCCAGCACCAGCAATTAAAAACTTACCACGTTTAGTAATCTTAGTTACGATTGGATGTGAGTAAGGGCGACCCTTCTCGGTTGTAGTTCTACTATCGGCTGCAATTAAGCAGCCGTCTGGTTCTTGAATACCAATGATTGTTGTCATCGAACTGACCGCAATCTAGGGGGAGTCCACCTACTACTCGACTTGCGTCCGCGTGAGGGAGCTGGGCTCTTGGACTCCTTGCCTATATTTTTCTCAGCCCATTGACGAGCGTCTGAGTATGTTAAGTTTTCACGAGCCATGATTATGTGAATACCAGAACCGCGACCGTTGCATGCATAACATACCCAGACACCCTTGTCTGAATTCACTGAAGCAGATTTGTGAGAGTCATCGTGTATAGGACAGAGTATGGATTTCTCCCCACCAAGTGGTAGGTCTAATCCATAATGACTGAACACTGCTTGCAGGAACTCAGGCTGATTCATTTCTTAATACCAATTCCTTTCCTGATGGAACCTATACGCTTCGCACCAAGTGTCGTAACGATGGAGCACGTAGTCGTGTGCTTCCTGTGTTTGTTTGAGTAATGACCACCCTGGTTTTGCCCATAGTAATTGCCATACTCCACGAGCTCCACTCGATTTGTTGAGTGAGTCCTCGTTGTATCGGCTCTCCTTGTATGCAATCTGAATCGCACACTGAGCCTCGCGTTTGTTGTTTGTGAACTGCGCTATCGCAAACTCCACTCGGTCCCTCTTGTCCGCGATTACGGATAATCGTTTCTCGACTGTAAGTTGTGGTGATAATGCATGAGCTGGTGCTGCTATTGGCAGCATTGTTCCAACTAGTGTCACTAGCATTAACCGCATAGTTACCTCTTTTCATTTTGTGAAACTCTGTCACAGCTTCACTGATGTCCATTGTAACCTGCCTGTTTTAGCAGATTGACCCAGAGTTCCGCAGGCATTACTGCATACGACTCTGAGATATTAGATGTGCCACGCTTCTTAATTAACACAACGCCAGTTTCTGCATCGGCATGCGTCATCTCATCCTCCAGCTCTCTTAGATACTGGGGAATTCTAATTGCTTTTTCATTCTTACATTCTATAACAACACCATTGATGCCATCAATATCACCGACATCATCATGTCTACCCGCACCGTATGCGCGTTCAGCGCATGGGTAACCCATTGAACGTAGCCACTTAACTACATCACGTTCGTATTGTGAACCTTTGCGCTTGGATGGTGTGGTCATTAGCGTTCAATCGAAATCCAGAATGGTCCAAGGTCTAGATTAAAAGACCATCTATCAATACTAAAGCCTACTGCAAACCTACTAAAGCTATAACCAAAGTGAAACCAAACTGACTTAAATAATCTTACCTCTATCGAGTTAAACTTTTTCATACATAATCCTTTACATAGACTTCTTGAATAATTATATTTCTTTGCCGTCTAATCTGTCTACGCTCCATTGGCGTGGTTCCTCCCCACATTCCATGAGCTTCGTGCCTTACCGCCCATTCCAAACATTCATTCTTAACCACGCAACTATCACATATCTTACGTGAGAACCTGTATATATCTGTGCCACTTCCCTCCTCTTCAGGAAAGAAAAACTCAACACCGATTTCTCTACACAACCCCCTGGTTAGGTCTGGAAACTTCATTACGATTACCCTCTCTCAACAACTTGGTTGTTGCCAATAAGTTTTCAATTGTTATTAAGTAACCCTTGCTTTTATTCGGGGGAATATCACAAGTTATTTCATGACCGAAATTTCTTACTGCGTATCTTAGGCTATTAGTAGGAAGCATGATAACCATGTCCTCTAATACAAACGCCCAGTAATCAGCTTGCGTTACTGATAAACCAGACGGTTCCCAAGATTCTGATTTAAGATACCAGCATTCAACTTCAATGTAAACATTTCCAGTCTTATGCCATTTGCGGTCACGCTTTACTTCAACAGTCTTACCATTGGTTAAGAGTTGTTCAACAAGCTTTTCTCCTTCATGTCCGTAGGAGAAATCTAAATCAAAACTAGACTTTGTTACTTCCATTGGCTCATCGTCCTAGCCCTGAATAGTTCAGTCGATGAGTTGTATAGAGTCATCTTGCTAGCTTCTGCTGCAAGTGTTATGTATTCTTCAGCGTTAGGGTCAGCCTTGCCATGACGATTCTTGACGACGGCTACACGATAAACATTAGCAGCGCTATCCAGCGCCACAGATAAAACTAATTCTGGGAGAGCTGCAACCTTGCCCATCAGAGCTTTACGTGGCGCTGGGTAGTTTGGCTTAGACATCTTCTCGTTCTCCGAAACATGGTGAAGAACAATAAATGCAGTTTCATATTCACGTGCCATATAATGGAATGCAGACATTGCATCACGCAATGCTGTCCACTCGTTGTCGCTTGATGAAGCGACGTTCATTAAGTTATCAACATACACCGCTACAGGTGCAGAACCGTGCAGTTCAATCCACGCTTCAACCTCTTCCTCAATGTCTTGTAATGAGGGTGCTGGGTCAAAGGCAAACCGAACATGTCCTGCACCTTCAGCCAATGCATCTTCAAGAAGAACACTGGCTTCAGTATCCATGATTCTCTCAACGTCAGAC